CTTTAAAGATCATTACTGATAAGATATTTCAATTAGAGAAGAAGAGCAGTATACGCCTCGCATCTAACTTTAAAGATCATTACTGATAAGATATTTCAATTAGAGAAGAAGAGCAGTATACGCCTCGTTTTTTTAATTTAAAACAGAACATATAAATATAATACAGTTCTCTTCCTGTATTATAGATCTCCTTGTTCCCACTCATCTATAGCAATATGGATGAGTGGGTTTTTATCACATATTAAAAAATAATACCTCCTTATTATTCTGTATTAGTATATTATCACATCTTAAAAGTATGGTACCTAGTAAAATATAACCTGTATTAAACAACATTATTTTTGGATCAGAACAAATAAAAAATTAGGAAATGACAAATCAAGGAGAAACTTTTTTGGAACTCTATACAGTTTTACTTTAGAGGTTTATTGTCATTTTCCTCTGAAATCCTTTCTGTATAGAGTTCCTCTTTTAACACGGAGAAAAGATGAGCAATTCAAAAAAAGATATAATTATTAGACAGCCTGGAAAGATTGGTGATTTAATTATAACTGCACCAATTGCATATCAATATATTTTAGAGGGAAGAAAAGTATATTGGCCAATATTAAAACAATATTTTTCATCTTTCAATTCAGCATTTGAAGAAATAAAATGGATTTCATTTGAATCTTCTGAAAGATTAATGTATAGGGATGTTAATTCAATAATAAATGATATTCAAAAAACAAATACAAATACAGAAATTTTAGATCTTGGTTTTGATTTTATTGATACAGAATCAATAACAACACAATATACAAACCAAAAATATTATACTTTTGATGAATATAAATATCATTTAGCAAATGTTGATATATCTAACAAATGGAACTTAAAACAATATCTAAAAAGAAATCATCAAAGAGAACAAAAATTATTTAATGATTTGGTTAGAAAAGATAAATACATAGTAATTCAAGAAAAATCATCGGATCAAGAAATTAAAATCAATTTAGAATCAAAAGATTTACAAATACAGATAATCAAAATATATCCAGTTACAAACAATATTTTTGATTGGTTATTAATTTTAGAAAAAGCAACTTCACTTCTTTTAATAGAATCATGTTTCTCAAATCTAGTAGATCAACTACAAATACAAAACCCAGAACAAGTATTAATTTTAAAGAACTTAGATTATTATCATGGAATTCTTCCAAATGGAAAAATTAAAGGATGTCCGATATTAAAAAACAAATGGAAAAAGATGACAATACAATGAAAAAATTTACACTTGTTACAAGCTTTGTCGAACATAATAGAATTAAACATGGTCAAATAAATCAAAATACTTTTCTTTTGAATTACTTTTTAAAATATAACAAATATATTATAGATAATTCAGAATTTTACTTAATCAATAAAACAGATAGAATATTGAATATTGATAACGCTAATATAATTAAAGTATCAAACATCCTTGGTCATGCAGAAGATAAATTGAAATATAAGTTTAATGGTTGTACAGCAGATATATTAACCGGGGCATTAATATCATATCAAAACGGAAATGATTATGTATATATAGAGCCTGATACTTTGGTTTTTAATTGGAATCAAGAAATTCAATCTGGTATTACTTTTGGTAGATGTTTTCTTTGTGAAGTTCCAAGCCATACAGCATGTTCATTTATTACAATTACTCATGATAGACTATTAGATTTTATCAATTTCTTTTTAAACGAACCAAAAACAGATATGGAATTAATGGTAGAATCTAAATTTTTTAAATTAAAGCAACAAACAAAATGTAATGAATGGCAATGTGAAATTCAAGATAGAGATAATAAAATTGGAAATAAAACTGAATTCTTTTATCGTCAACATTTATTAACACATGAATTAAATCAGATAGATGAGATAATGAAATAATTTAGTTATTTTTTAATTTGAATAAATTAAAATATACAGGAGAATAATAATGTTTGAAAGTAGACATTTAACACCAGAGCATATAAGAAAAATTCAACTTGCTAGAAAAGGATATGTAATATCAGAAGAAACAAAGATCAAGATGTCTAATGCTGCTAGAGGTAAACCAAAATCAGATTTACATAAATTACATATATCACAAGGAAGAATACTTAAATATCAATTATTAAGAGAAGAAAAAGGATTAAAAGAAGGAAAATAAAATGACTAAAAAAACAATATTTTTAAGTATGCCTAGTTATGATAGAAAAGCATTAATATCATCTATGACTAGTATATTTCAATGTGCAGTAACATCTAAAAAATCACAAATGCATTATTATGCAGAAAATGGAGACTCTCTTGTTTGTCGTGCTAGATCTAATGCCTTTAGTAATTTTATATTTGATAGTTCGGATGATATATTTTTATCTATAGATTCAGATATTACTATTATGAATACCTTTCCTCAAAATAATGCTTTTGATAAAATAGTAGATGGTATAGAATCTGGTAAAGACATTATATGTGGGTTATATGCATGTAAAGATACAACCAGAAGATGTAGTTCTTTTTATGAGTTTGAAGATAATCATAAATTAGAATATTCAGTAGAATCTAAATATGAAAAACTAATATGGGGAGCAACTGGATTCATGGCTATTTCAAGAAGAATGGCTCTTGATTTTGTAGATAAATATCCTAATTTAATTTATGTTGGTGATGGACATTATGTAAATCGTAAAAGAATTTTAGCATTTAATTCACTTTTAGTAGATATTGATATTAAAAATGAAAAAGGTGAAAAAGTAGATTCATTTAAAAAATTATTATCTGAAGATTTTGCTTTTAGTGAATTAGCAACTCAAATAGGATATCAAACATGGGCAGATACATCTATTATGTTATCACATGATGGATTCACTTTATTTGATATAAACAAATCAAATGAACCAAAACTTCCAGTATATGATCCAAACATTAAAATATCAGAAGTTAAAGTAAACTTAAAAACGGTATAAATATGAATCCTTATTTAAAACATATAATTAGCGCTAGATGGATCCTTTCTGTTTTAGTTGGTTTAACTTTTAGTTATTTAGCATGTACTAATAAAATTGATACTAAAGATGTATTAGTTATTACAACAATGGTATTTTCATTATACTTTTCAAAATATAGACAACAACCAAAGGAATAATTTAAATGTTTTTTTTAATCAAAACATGTTGTACAAGCGGGGAAAGAGAATGTCAGTTATTTAGAAGTGCTCTTAGATTAAATAAATTAGATGATTCATATGGATATTGGAGATGGAATACTTGTCATGAATGTAGATATGTCATGATTAAAAATGGATACAATGAAAAAGATATTACAGATAAACAATCTTGGATATATGTAGTAGATATTGATCTTTTAGTTTCAGCAGATATAGTATATAATACAAATGCTGTATTTGAAATAATTAAACAAATTAAGAATAAAAAGAATTTCTTAAATAGAATTGAAAAGAAGTAAACTCAACATCTATACGAAAACACATAGGGTTTTCATGAATTTAAATTACGTTATAATTAGTTAAAGTATATTATTGACATTAGAGTCGGCTCTATTGTAAAAATGTACAAAAGAAACAGAGCTATTGTAAAAAAATATACTTTAATAATAAGTAAAGAAGTAACTATACGAAAACACATAGGATTTATTAGAAAAAGGAAAAATAAATGACACCAATCATAAGTATTATAACACCAACTAGAGGCGAAGAAACACTATTTAAACTTATTAAATCAATCAATGAACAATCAGTTCCTTGGTGTCATATTATTATTACAGACACTAGCTGGATGGATTCTCAACTAGATCCAAAGTCATGTTTTAATGAAAAGATTGGTAATAGTATTAGATACAATATTCATATTCCATTCTTTACTAAAAAAGGTATAGCTCCTGGTTCCGCATTAAGATCAATTGCATTAATGGCAGCTCAAACTGAATGGATAACTATGGCGGATTCAGATGTGTGGTATGAAAACAATCATTTAGAATCAATGATAACTCATGATAAGAATTGGTCATATTGTAAAAGAAGAATTTGGAGTCCTACTACTGGTGAGTGTTTAGGTATAGATAATTTTGAAAGTGTTGGTGATGAATCTAAAGTTTCTTATGAAATGGTAGATGGATGTTCAATGGCTTATAAACAACCTTATGGTGCATCAGCTGCTTATCTTTATAGAATGACTGAAGATTATAATGATGATAGATTAGCATATGCTCATTATAAAAAATATGGCGGAAAACCACACAAAACAAATCAAGTAACAGTAAATCAAATATGTCCGATTAAGTTAGAGTCTATGTTCAGACAATTCTGTACAAAAGAATAATTAAAATATTCTTAGTTTTTACAATAAACAAACATACTTTAAAGATAGATAAAGATTAATAATAATTAGATGGTGTATAATTAATGTTAAGATTAGGTATGTTAGTAAAGATAATTGATTAGTTCTTCTATTTATATGTTTAGATTTGAATAAACTATAATAACAACCAATTAAACAAGAATAGGATTTTTATGGCTAGACCGATAGATTTAAATAAATGTGAATTGGTTATGAAAGCTCTGGCGAATGGAAAGAGCAAAAAAGATGCACTTTTGGCTGGTGGCTATGCAAAAAATACAGCTTCTAATCTAGTTGATAAAATGTTGTTAAACCCTCAAGTTAAAGCAATGTTTGATAAATATCAAAAAGAGGCGTTAGATAGAGTTTCTGTAGATGGACAACAAATAATCGAAAATTTAGTTAGGCTGGCACTTAGGGGCAAGTTTGAGTCTACGAGAGTAAGTGCTTCTAAAATATTACTAGATACTCTTGGATATACTCCAGAAAAAGATCCGAATACTGTAATCAATAATGACAACAGAATTGTATTTCAAATTGATGTTGTTAAAGAACGACAAGAACCAGAACACAAAATAATTAATATTAGAGAAGAAACTGAAAAACTTATAAAAAAAGATGAGAAGTAAATGAGTTCTTCTTTACATGATAACATACTAACATGATTTACAATATTACACTTCTTCCAAAACAAATGGAAATTCTTAATTGTAAATCTGCTGAACTTCTTGTAACTGGTGGATATGGAAGTGCAAAAACAAGGATATTGTGTTTAAAAGCTCTTCAACAAGCAACTGTTCCAGGATCTTTTGTAGGTATATTTCGTAAATATAGATCAAGTCTTATGTTAACCACTGCTAGAACACTTTTGGAATCAGAAAGTAATCTACCTCCTGTTCTTCCACAAGAATTAATTCAACACTATGATAAAACTAAAGGTGTTATTAGTATTAGAGGTGGTGGACAAATTCTGATGATAGGTTTGGACAATTCCTTAAAACTTCGCAGTCTTAACTTATCAGCTGCATTCATCGATGAAGGGGTTGAAATATCAGAAGAAGAATATTCAACAATTCTATTTCGATTAAGAAATACCAATTCTTTATGTCGTCAATTAGTTACTGCAACTAATCCTGGATCACAAAATCATTTCTTATACAAAAGATTCTTCATAGATCCACCAGAAACTAGACATAATATTACAATGAAGACAGAGGAAAATATATTCCTTCCACCAGACTATATAGATAGATTTAGACAATCATTATCAGATATAGAACTTAAAAGATATTTCTATGGACAATGGTGTAATAATTCAAATGCAGTATATTCTGAATTTACAAACAATAATGTTAAAGAAATAGAACCAGGAATTAATGAAAATTTCTATATTGCTATGGACGTTGGATATACAAATGATCCAACTGTAATTTTATTTTGTGGTCATGATCCACAATCTAACACTATTTTCATATATAAAGAACACTATCTAAAAAACAAACTATTATCTGATGTATTAACTTATCTTGAATTATATCGAGATTTCAATCCATTAATAGTGTGTGATCCTAGTGCTGCTGGATATAGAAATGAATTTAAAAACAAGAAATTTAGAGTTCAAGATAAAATAAACAATAGAATTGTGGATGGAATATCAATAACTAAAAATCTAATTAAGAACGAAAAGATAATTATAGATCCAAGCTGTGTTGAATTGATTAAAGAAATAGATCTATATTCATATGATAGTAAGGGAAATGATCTTCCATTAGATGCAAATAATCACGGACCTGATGCTGCTAGATATTTAGCTGCCCATTTAAATGAAACAAAAATTTTCAAACCAAAAATTCATTTTATAGATCGAGATAATGAAGATATTGATGAATAATTTAAGTATACAAATTATCGATTTGATTAAGAACAAAACTTAAATGAAAACAAATAAGGAATACAATATGTTTAAAAATATTATAAATTTATTGACTAGCAAAGCTTTTAAAGGAAAATCAATAGCTCCAACAGTATCAAATAAAGTAGATTCTAACGAAAATGAAAATAATTCAATTGATCGGTTCTTTTCTAATAATTTTAAATCTCAACAATCATATGTCATAGAGAATAAACAAAGTGACTTTAAAAAATTAATTTCTTTAAATCAAGGAACTGCTGCTATTTGTAATCAAATTAATTCAAGTACAATTGGAACAACTGAATTTAAACTTTATGCTGTTCAAGGATCCAGTTCTAAAAAGATGGCTGATTGGGTCAAAACAAAAAATATTTCAAAAAAACAAATAGAATTTATCAAAGAAACATCAACAAACAAAAAAGTAAAAAAAGCATTAAATATAATAGAGATTGAAGAACATCCTATTTTTGATTTGTTAAAGAACACTAATCCTTATTATAATGGAACAGATTTAATATCTCTTACAGAATCTTATTTAGGTACAATTGGTAATTGTTTCTGGTATTTAGAAAAAGATAACAATGAAATCAAAAATATTTGGTGTTTATTATCTGAATATGTAACTATTAAAGTTGAAAATAATACAATATCTAAATATATTTATGAGCCAAGTGGTGTAAAATATTTTTATGATCCAGAAGATATTATTCATTTCAAAAATTTAACTCCTGGTGATACTTTATTTGGTAGGGGATCATTAATTAATTGTTATTTAGAAGCAACCCTTGAGAAATACATTTCTTTATATGAGATCTCTTTATCTCAAAATAATGCAAGACCAGACTATATTATGTCTTATCTTGGTAAATTAGATGAAAAAGATCAAAAAGAATTAAATAAGATGTTAAATTCTAAACATAATGGTGTTAATAATTCTGGTAAAGTTATGGTTACTGATGAAAGATTTGATCTTATCCCATTGGGTTTTGCTCCAAAAGATATGGCATATACAGAAGCCAGAAATCAAATCAATAAAAGAATTGCAAAATCTTATGGTGTACCCCAATCTATTCTTGAAATAGAATCAAGCAATAAAGCATCAGCAGAAGTTGGATTAGTTTATTATAATAAGTTTACTATTATACCAAAGTTAATTAAATTCTGTGAAAAGTTAAATGAAACTCTTATTCCAATGTTTGATGATAATATGTATATATGGTTTGAAAACCCAATAAAAGAAGATATTGAAATTAAACAAAAAGAAAAAGAATTTGAATTAAGACTTGAAGAACATGATTTAAGGAATGGAATTAGAACCATTGAAGAAATTAAACAAGATAGATTAGAAAGGAAAAATAAATAATATGAAATCAACAGTAAAATATCCAAACATCAAACAAATCTTAGATAAGAATGGGCTGTCTACAGATTTAGCTAAAGATGATTCTATAGTAGAACGAAAAACATATTCTGTTGTTGAAACTAGTGAAGGTGATCAACACAAAGCCTTTGCAATTATATCAACAGTTAGTGTGGATGCTGATGGGGATATTATGTTACCAACTGGTTTTAATTTCTCAGTATTTAACAATAATCCAATCATTTGTTGGAATCATGATTATAGTTTGCCTCCCATTGGAAAAGCAACTCAAATAGAAGTATTACCTTTCGGAATTAAAGCTGAAATGGAAATAGAAACAGTTACTGATTTTGGTAGAGATATGTGGAGTTTAGTCAAAGGCGGATTCGTTAAAGCCTGTTCAATAGGGTTTATTGCTTTAAAATCACTAACTAAAAAAGATTCTGGTTTTAAAGATATGTTGAAATCTATTGCAAATCAATATGGAATTGATGTAAGTAATTGTAATAGAATTATTCTTGAATGTTTATTGATGGAAAATTCTTTAGTAACCATCCCATCTAATTACGAATCTATGATCTTTGCTACTAAGAGTTTAAATATTGATGAAACAACAATCAAAAAACTTCATTTAGAAGTGAAGGAAAATAAAAAAGATGAATCCGATGATAGTAATAAAATCAATACTGAGATTACTAACCCTGATAATAATGAACAGAAACCAGAAAACAAACCAGAAGAAAAAGTAGAACCAGAACCAGTTTTTACTGTTAATATAATTGGACATATTTTGACTGATGCAGAAGTTGAAGAGCAAAAGAAACAATTGAAAGCAAAATTACAGAAGAAGTTATTTATTGAGTAATCATTTCTTGTTTTTTGATATGAACAAAATAAAGATAAAGATAGTGTAGGATGTGAAAGATTTTATCAAGATAATTACTTGAAAAGATCTAGCATCAAAACAACTATATAAATCAACGAAAGGTGAGTATGAAATTTAAAGTGGTAAAAAATTATAAAGTAGATGGAGTTGGTACTGAGAAGAAATCAGTAGAACTCAAAGAAGGTGATGTTGTTGAACTCGATTCTGTTCTTGAAGCTAAATTGTTAGCAGATGGAATTGTTGAAAAGTTTGACGGCGACCTTGATGTCGAAATTAAGAAACAAAAAGATAAGATTGAGGTAAAGACTATGGCTATAGAAGTAAAAGCAGAAAACGCGAAACCCATGGAAATTAAAGAATTTATGGGTCTGGTTAAGTTGGCAGGTTTGGGCGATGCTAAAGCCAAAGAAAAATTAGATATTCAGCAAAAGACTATTCTTGGTCAAAATGAGACCACGGCTGCTGATGGTGGATATCTGTTACAAGCAGAAGTTGCTAAACAAATTATTGATGCAACCCCATCCGCATCTGTAATTTATCCTAAATGTACTAGATATGCATTGGCTCCTACTTCTAAATCTATTTCACTTCCTTCGGTATATGATACTGTCCATAGTGCAACAGCCTTTAAAGGCGGAGTTCGTATATATAAAGTGGCGGAAGGGATTGATAAGACTCCATTTAAACAGGCAATCAATACAGTAACTATTGCAACTTCCAAACTTTGCGCTGTTGGTTATCTTACAGATGAATTGGCAATGGATTGTCCGAGCTATGAATCTAACTTAATCAAGAATGTTGGTGAGGCATTTGGTGAAGTAATTGATAATGAAATCTTAAATGGTACATTGTCGGTTATGACTGCTACTGTTGCTCATAGTTCTGTTATTGATGCTCCTGTTGCTGGTGTTCATCCTACTGCTCCCGAATTGATTGGTATGTATGTTAGAGCATTCAATCCTTCAAGATGTGAATGGTATATGAATTCAGATCAGTATGCTGAAGTAGTGGCTCTTGGTACTGCTGGTACTTATGTTCCACTGTTCCAACCCAACTGGTCTGTTTCGCCTAATGGAACTCTGTTAGGTCGTCCAATCAACATTATTGATTACTGCGCCGCATCTAATACTGTTGGAGATATCTTATTTGCTGACTTCTCACAATATGCTATTGTTGAACGCGGAACAACTCAATTTGATACTTCAATTCATGTTGCCTTTGTTGCCGATCAGACCTGCTATAGATGGGTTAGACGAATCGGTGGAGCTCCTACCTTACTTAGTGGCGTAACCTATCCTTCGACGGTTGTTAAAGGCTGGGCTGTTGAGAGTAATCACTAAGCCGACCCGCAGCTAAACAAACAAACAAACTAGACCCATTACAAATTAGAAATAGTTTGTAATGGGTCTTTTTAACAAAGAAAAAAGAGGAACGCATGACTATTGAACTTAAAAATAGTAGAGATTTTATTAAAACTTTAATTTCTGCTAAACGTGGTGATTTTAAAGCTAAAAATATTTTACAAAAAACTAGTGCTGGTCAAAACTATACAACTGGAGCTGATGGTGGATATGCCGTTCCACAAAACATAGTTGATGAAATTTTTAAACGAGAACAGGCAACATATTTATATGATAAAGTATCTAAAGTTAAAGTAAATCTTAGAAAAAATCATGTTAGATATGTTACTGAAAGTGGAAGATCTAGATCTGCTGGTCTTGGTGGTTTATTTGGATATTGGGTTAATGAAGGTGATGATAAACCAAGTAGCAACCTAGAATTTAAAGGTATTGATTTTGAATTAAATAAACTTTGTGTATTAACATATATTACTGATGAATTATTAGATGATGTTACTAACTTTGAAGAATTATGGCAATTTGAAGTAAAACAAGAAATTATAAGAAAAGTTCAATATGCAATGATATATGGTACAAGAGCAGCATCAATGGGGGGTATTGCTGAATCTCCTGGTACTATTAATATTCCTATTGTCGATCCATTAACATTAACTAACTTAATGGATATGGTTGGTGGGATGGTTCCAGAATGTTACAGTAATTCATGTTGGTTTGTTTCTTCTCAAACATGGGTAGATATTCTTCAAGCAGGAAAATCAGAAGATGGATTAGTTATGGTTTCAGATGATGTTACACCATATGGTTATTTGTTTTCTAGACCATTGTTTGTTTTAGATAGTATGTATTCTGGAGATATTGTTTTTTGTGATCCATCTCAATATTTAATGATAGAGGGTACAAACAAATATTCAATTAGTTCTGATGTTGAATTTATTAATGATCAAACAGTTCTTAGATTTGTAATTCAATTGAATGGTGATTCTTTGTGGGATAAACCAAGAACTGATCTTGATGGAACCCAATCTTCTGCATTCATAATGAGATCATATGGTAATGGTTCAAGTTCTGCTAGTGGTGATTTGCAATAAATAAATCAGAAGCGGGTTATATGTTTAAAGATTAAGAATAAACACCGAACTTATAACCCGCCTTCTATCTGGGAGAATATTATGATTTCATTAGCTGAATATAAACAATATAAACAAATTACTTCAACTGATCAAGATGCTATTATAACATCTATGATCCCAATTGCTCAAGATATTATTGAAAAATATATTAATAGAGTTATTTTAAGTCAAACAAACACAGAATTAACTGAACTTAAAGATAATTATATTTTTACTGATAATTATCCCATCAATAGAATACTTTATGTTGGTATACCAACATTTGCTATTAAAATAGATGGATTAACAGATGGTCAATCAATACATTGTGATACAGCTGGTCTTTATTTTTATAGTTCGCCAATAGCAACACCAACATCATTTTTATTTTCAGTAAATACAACACTTGCTTTATTAAAGACTGCAGTAGAAACTGCTGTTCCTACTTTAACATTAAATTTACTTATTCCCGCCACAACTTCAACATCATTTTTGTTACAATCTACTGGCCCAGATATTTTGTATGCATCAAAATTTGATGGTACATTTATTAAAAAAGATATAAGAACAATAGAATTAGTTGTTTTAAATTCATGTGTTTCTTTATGTTCAAATGAAGTCTATGTTATATATACTTCTGGATGGGATTTAAATTATGTACCACAAGCATTAAAAAAGATAGCATTTGATATGGTGTCAGATTTAATCAATGTTCTTTCTAAATCAAGTAATTCAGGAATTAAATCAGAATCTTTAGGAGATTATAACTATACCTTATCAGATTCAACATCTAATATTGCTGGTGATATAGTTAATAAATACAAGAATGATCTAGAGCCATTTGTAAAGAAATGGATTTAATATGTCATTTAAAAATTTATTGAATAAAACAGCTGATTATTATATAGTTGGTGATAATACTGTAAAAGATTCATATGGTGGAACAACATTGGCAGCTTTTTTAGAAAAAACAGAATTACCATGCAGAATTAGATTATTAAATGAATCTGAGAAAATAATATTAGAAAAAGAAAATTGCTATTCTACTCATAGAATATATTTTGAATTAGAATCTGGTCCATTTCGGGAAAAAGACTATTTAATAATTGATTCTGTTCCTTATGATATAATTAAAGTAAATTTTTGTGATGATTTATTAGATTCAGCCACTAGTCATTATGAAATAGATGTGGAAGTTAAAGATCCAAGATGGTTATATCAATATATAATATCATCCAGTTCTAGCAGTAGTGGTGGATAAAATGATTAAAGTAAATGTAAAAATGAATACTGATAAATTCTTAGAAAATCTATCTAAAAATATAGATGAAAGAATGGAAAAATCAGGAACTCAAATTTTAAATCTTGCTAAACGGTTATGTCCAGTTGATACTGGAAAATTAAGAGATGATATTGATATGGTATATAATGAAAAAACAATTACTATTTTTAATACATTAAATTATGCTCCATTTGTATTACTAGGTACTAGATATCAAAAACCAAATAATTATTTAGATACTGCTTTGTTTCAAGCAATAATTCGAAAGAATTGGAAAGGAAAAGTATCAAATGGCTAAAGCACAAAAAACTTTACTTGAAACATTGAATTTGTTTTTTAATCAGGATATACTGTGTCAAGATTTAAGAGATTTATTAACTGTAAATGGTGTGACTAATATTTATCTTGATAATGCTCCACAGGGTGTAGATGGAGTATATATGGTTTATAGTATAAGAAATGATAATTTAGATTATACATTTGGTGGAAATCAAGATATAATTACTTTACAAATTAATATCTATTCAAAAGGATCTAGTATTGGAATAATTCATCCAATATCTGAAGAAATTGAAGAATTATTGGATGGTGTTGAATTTACTGGTGTAAATTATATAAAATATAAGAATCAATTCAACTTATATCCTGATAAAAATGAAATTCAGATAACTATGTTATTTGAAGTACATATATCTTATTCGGTTTAATTTTTTTAAAAAAATATCGAACAAATATCAAATTGACATGTTGGTTAACAAATAAAAAATAACAACTAAATGGAGAAAGAGTATGGCAGCATATTGCGGGAGAACCGCTACATTATCATTGACGGGTGGAACTTCGGTAACATTGGCAGTTTTTAATGTCAATCTAACACTTGGTGGAAATGAAATTGATGTATCTGCTTTTGGTTCTGGTGAATTCGGTGACACAATTGTATGTAATAAAAGTGGTGATTTGAGTATTGATAGTTATGAATATCTTGGTGATGTTAGCTCTATTACTGGATATTCATTGGCTGCTGCGAACAAAACATTTTCAGGAAATTGTGTTGGTAAAGATTTCACAACTGGAGTTGATGCTAAAGGTGTTGTGACATTTAATTACGTGTTGAAGTTAACTGGTAATATCTCAATAACTTAAAAAAGGATAAAAAATGACTAATGAAACAAACACAATGATTGATTTAACAAATGATCCAGTTGAAATGAACATTGGTGATAAGGTATTTAAAGTTCAAAAAATATCTTATCACCAATTATTTAGAAATATGGAACCTGTAATTAAAGAAGAATATATCAGAGATGTTAAACTTTTCTCAGATCAATTTACTGGTAAAGAAAAGGCTGAATATATCAAATCTTCAATTAAGGATATTCCTGTTGGTGAATCTTTAATCGAATTAATAGTTAAGAAATTACAAACTATAGAAGGTATAATTGAAATTCTTTTTCTTGCTCTTAAAGCATATAATAAGATCACTAAAGAAGATATTAGAAATTTAATTGAAACACCAGAATTAGATACTGATATAAGCAATGTAATTGCTTATGCAACAGATAAAGATAAAGCGGAGAATAGCAAGGAAGACCCTTTAGTGTAAAAGATCCACACCCTTTTGATTTTAAAAGTGAATTAGAATTAATTGTAAATCAATATGATACTTTTATGCTTTTAGTTGGATATTTAAGACATTTCTTTAATTATACAACAGAAGAAGTGTTTCAGATGTCCAATAAACAATTGAATATCAATATACAAAACTTAAATTCATTATTGAAGTTAAAATATGGAGATGGATCTAATAAAACACAATCCAATGTAAAAATTAAAGAACATAGGCCAGAGTTAAATCAAAATATTGAAAAATCATTAGAAAATAAAAAAGTTTGTGATTTAGATTTATTTGCAATGATTATTAATAACATCAATAAACAGTAATGAGGATTTATGGCCGAAAATGAAATTGCCTCCGCGTCAGTAGTTTTAGAATTAGATGATTCTAAATTTAAGAAATCTATAAATACTCTACAATCAAGAATTAGTAAACAGGTTGCTGATGCTGCTAAAAATAATTTAAAACTTCAAGCTAGTTTTAATAGAGTTGCACAGGGAGTTGATCAATTTGGAAGACGAACAGAACAATTTTCTAAATCAATACTCGCAATATCAACAGCAATTGCTGGATTAAGTATTAAGAAATTTTTTGATTCTGGTATTAATCCAAGATTAGCTAATCAATTCAAAGAAGTATATAAAAGTATTGATGCTTCTAGAGCAAGGATTGGTCAATATATTCTACAATCTAACATCTTTGGAAGATCTGCTTTAGATTGGTTTAAAAAAATAGATTCTATTCTTAAAAATATAACTCAAGAAGGTGTTCAGAAATTTATTAATGGATTATCTAAAGTATTAGTTATATTAACATCTATTTCGTTAGTTGCTAAAGGAATTAAATTAGCCAGTGATTTTGGAAAATTAATTACTGATCTAAACAAATTTGGTTCAGAGCTGAATAGAAGTTTATCTATTAGTTCTGCTGCTGGTTCTGCTATTGGTTCTACTGTTGGTACTAGATCTGCTATTGCTGGTGGTACTGCTGTTGCTGCTGTAGGTGGATTAAAGAATACAATTCCATCATTTATGGCAGGTATCAGTGGTGATCCAAGACGTGTTTCTCAACTAATGTTAGAACAACAACTTAAAAAGCCACCGATACCAATACCACTCGCTCTTGGTGTAGCTCCAAGCAGAAAACTTTTAGGTGGAGCTTCAGCATTACCTCCTCCATTACCAACACCAGCTGTAGTTGGTCCACCTCCGGTTCCTTTTTCTGCAAAAGTTCCACCACAACTATTACAGAATATTATTGCTGTTGCTGTTGCTTTTTTAACAGTTTCAAAAGCAATTCAACAAGCATCAAAGGCTCTAAATGAATTATCAAAGGAGTTTGGTTTTTTAAAGAAAACATTAGATTTATTTAAAGAGGTGGGTGGAGTATTTGGTTATCTTAATCAGGCTTTAGATCAGTTTATTGAAATTGCTAGTGATTTTGGAGCATCATTAATTGGAGCTTTTACAAATCAAATTAACACAATAATTGATGGTATAAAATTAGCTTTTGGACAACTTAGTTGGGAAGAGTTTAAAAACAATATACAGGCCGGTTTTGATGCTGCTGTTAATAATTTAAAAAATGCTTGGAAAAGAGCATCAGGTACTTTAGTTGCAGAAGAAAATATTGCTGGTTTATCAGATGCTGAAAAAGCAGAAATTAAAAGACAAGCACAACAAAAAGCATTTGAAACACCAAGAAAACCAAAAATGCCATTTGAGATTACAATTCTTGAAGATTTAACAAAGGATTTTGCAGGAGCATTAAAGGAACTACTTCAAGAAGCAACAAACAAAATAAAAGAAATAGAATCTAACATATCCAGTATAAATAAAGAAAGAGAAGATATAATCAAAAATATTCAACAAAATAATTTAGATTATTTCATGGGTATGAAAGATATATTAAGTGAAAATTTAACACTTAACAAAACTGGTCAAGGGATAAGTATTATGGATTTGGGTAGAGATTTTACTCAATCTCAATCTGAAATTAATAAAATGAGACAGGATCAAGAAAAAAGAATGGAAGATCTATCTGCACAATCATTTGAAACTCTAAAAGAATTAAAAACAGAATTAGTTAAAAACAATGAATTGAAAAAAGAACAAATTGATATTGAAAGAAATTATGCAACCAGACAATCTAAACTTTTAGAAAATTTAGAATTGTTAAAACCAACAGTATTTTAAGGATAATAAAAATGTCATACTATTTATTAAGACAAGGCTATGAAATAGAAAAAACTGAAAATAGTAAATCAGGTACAAAAATATATACCAATGCTCCAAATACATCTGATCCAATAGATCAATTACCTGAAATTGGTGATTCTTGGGATGATGGTGATAATGATGATTTATTATTAAGAACTATTCAAGAATCTTTTATATCTGATAAATGTGACTATAAACTTTATAGATTGAATTATTCAACACGAGTTGAAGATAGTTTAAGTGCTGCTGGTAATGAAAGTGAAAATGATTTGCCGGTTAGTATTAGTCTTGGTGCAGAAATGATAGCATGGACTCCACCAAAACAATATGAATCATCTTTTCAATGGAAAGATGCTACTGGTTATGTAACCGCCTTAAATGATAGTAAAATTAATACAACCATACAAAGAAGAATTTGTTTGATTACATATACTTTTACTAGACGAGTCACTGATTTAACATCATTCAAAATTGCTAATCTTAGAAATATAAATAGAATTAATTCATCAACTTTTTATGGAATTCCTCGTGGTTATTTATTGTATACTGGAGCAGATATGGAATCTCAATATTCTCCAGTTTATGGAAGATTTTGGATAGCTAGAATGAACATGATTTTAAAAATAACATCTCCAGAACGAGCATTTGATGGTAATGGAAATATGGTTGCTGATGTTGATGGATGGAATTATGCTTTAAGAGAATCAGATGGTCAATTTTCAAGACCATATTTTAATATCAGTAGTAGTTATTTATATCAATATAGTGATTTTAAAGGTTTAATAACATCTGGATATGGTATTTATCAACCCCAAGTAATTAATCAGATTGGGACATAATGTGTATATACCAAAAATAACACGAATTAATGATCAAAAAAACATCAATAAAATTGGAGATGTTGCTAGAACAGTTAGTAATCCCAGTTTTTATGGTAGTGTAAATGGATCATTTTCTAAAGATCAATTCATGATCTACGGTAAAGGAGCTGCTGATGCTGGATTTAATCGTACTGTAAATTTTGATTTTGTTGAGGGTAGTGATGGAGTAGTTACTGTATTTGGTGGAAAAATAAGAATACATGGTAAACGAGTGATTTCAGTTCCAAGTAAAGATATATTAATAACAGGCGGAACTATAGAAAATCCATCTTATACATATGTTAAAATTATTGTTTTGGGTTGGAGTGCTAGTATTGAATATTCATTAACAGAACCATTAAGCAATAATAATGAAATCTGTGTTCCTTTGCAGTGTTGGGCTAGTGAATATCGAGATGGTAAATATTATTATCAATATCTATCAACTTGTTATTTTGGGGATATTCAATTTGCAAATATTATTGCTGAATAAAGGATACAAATGACATTTAAAAGATTTTTAGTTTTTATAACATTATTTTTTTTTAATCTATTGTCTTATACTTTTTCTCAAATTCCACAATATCCAACAATAACCACTAATTATACAGATAATCAGATATTTTCAAATTTAATTGAGGCTATAAATGAAAGATGTATAGCAGTTGGAACTAACAACGTAAATATTATTGAGTGGGTAGAAACTAGACAATTAACCAGTTCGGTTGAGACTGTTTATCAGATTTTTATTGATAAGGGAACAAATACACCTGATTATATATGGGATATTATTGAGGATATAACAACAAAAGATACAACTAGTAAATGTACAACTTTTAATGATGGTAAAGATATAACAACTTGGGTAAAATATCCCATCTATAATTGGATTGTTATTGATGGTATTGGTGATAAAATAATTTATAATGCCTTTGAGGAATGGAATTTTGTTAGTGCAGATGCTGTTAAAGATAGTTTTATTTCTGCTTTGCCTGATAATACCATCTATATAACTAATTTTCCATTTACTTATTCTTTTGATTATGTAACAACTAATATATTTTGGTCAATCAGTAATAGTGTTTCTTTTATAACCTCGAACAATTTAGTATTAATTGATGATAAAATAAAAGAATTAGCTCCTTATTTTTTAATGTCTTTGCCTCAATTTTTAAATGGTCCTGATAAATTATATCAAGAATGGTTATATCAAAGTAATGTAACGATAATACCAGGACCACCAGTTGATACAGCAGTAACTAACTTTATAGATTATTTTCCTTATATTACTTATCCAAATATGTTTTATCATGCTAATCTAGGGACTAATAAAAATATATTAGCAGACAATAATTGGGGTTATGTAACTAGTTGTACTCCTTATTGGGTAAGTATGGTTCATGATAACTTTAAATTCTTATTGGCAGAATATACTTATTTTTCTAATTCTTGGGAAAAAGTATATGAAAATGGAAGCAATAGCATAGGAATGGCAAGTCATCCTTTCTTTAAATATTTCTTCAATGAATCAAATATATTTCCAACAATAGAATATAAAATAAACAATACGAATATTCCTTTTAGTTCAAAAATTGTTAATATTCGTGGTAATTTTATGATAGATTGGGAAGATCAATTATTAGCCAGTGATCTTGGTGGTACTAATTTTTCTGAAAGTTTAATAATGTCAACTAATATTGATTTTACTCGTTTACCTTGGACATCTATCTATAGTAATGGAATTGGTAAAGGAATAGATTGCACAACTGGAAACACCGGAGATACTATTTTAATCTATTGGGATATTAATAATTATAAAAGCTATTTAAATGCCAATACTGATAATTATCCTCCATTTTTATCTAGAACTAATCTTCAAGAAAGAATGAATTATATAAGGAATATGCAATACATAGAATTACCATTTTATTATAGCAAAGGTACAGTTATCGAATCTGCCTATTTTAAATCAAATAATAATTACTATTCCGAAATGGATTTTGAACCGGAAATGAGAAGGGCTTGGTATGATTTAGATAATAATTTACATGTTTGTGATGGATATGATGAGGGTTGTTTCCCAGATACTATTATCCCAGAAGAAGGTGATCCCTATTTAGATTTAGCTCCTTGGCCTTTTGGTTATTTGGGGGAAATTCCAACGGGTGAGGCGGGTGCTGGATTATATCTACCGCCTTGGGAAAATTGGTCTAAATGGATAACAATGAGCGATCCTCCTTATTTTTTTACCAATACCATATATGAAAATGTAATTAATACTTATAATGTTCCTCCTTATCCCGGAGAAGAATTTACGATAAGACCTACTTTAATTGGGTCTAAAGATTTTCACGCATTTGTTAGATGGGGATGGTATTATGATGCTCCTTGGACACAAACTGATTGGTCTGAAGCATTATTACAATATGTTACTGGTATTGATGATGTTGCAGAATCTTATGGTCCAGTATGGGGGGATTTTGATGGCGAAGGAAATAATGATAAAGATAAAATAGATTATGCTTATGAAACTAATGATATCTTTACAATTATTGCTTATCCCTTTGTAACTAATTTATCAACCAATTTCTTTTGTACGATTGACTTTTATGGTTTATTTACGAATGATGAAAATGAAGTTAGTTATACCAATCAATACTATACTTATCTAGGAACTATATTTAAGAATGATGATAAAGACCATATTGAATCTCCAACAGCAATAGATCCTAATGATTGGTTTACTCCATTTTTAAATCTTATTGGAGAAAGTCGTTATCACGTTGCGTCTGAAGATGGTCCTACTTTTGGTCAACGCTATTCGAAGACCATTATTGGGAGTAATACATATCCCTGTAATTATAATGATACTTTATATGTTGGACAATATAGTGTAGATCCTTTATACGATGTAGATGTTAATTGGGGTGAAACGAATATTCAATATATAACTAATTATGAATATATTGTTGTTACTGTTGGAGATGATACTTGGTTTACAGCACGAGAAATTATAGAAGAAAATCATCAATATGGCCCAATATCTTTTACCAATGATGCAACCTATCAGACTAATGTTACTTTATATGGTCCTTGTGGTACAGATTGGTTAACTTATTTAGGTGTCGAATTAGTCCAAGATCCTATATCTTTACCAGCAACTAACGAATCTCCTTATATTTGGATGACTAATTATAATGTGGTTGATTTCTTTGGTGTTCCAGTAACTAACGAATATAGATATCAATATTATTTTTATGGTAATCAGGAGTTGTTTAAAGGGGTAACTAATTATCTAGATATAACTTATCCTTTTGGGACTAATTTAACTTTTGATTGGTATTATGTCACAAATGGATACGAAAATCTACAATTTAAATATGATACTTTATTTGAATCTTGGCAAAAGACAGATGCTTCCATTAATTATGATTTCTATATAAAAGAATGGAAAGCCGTTGTAAAGTATAATTTTAAATATCAATAATAATAACAAATTAAAGAACAAATTAAAAACTTAGGGAATATATGAGAACAATAAAAAATATCATTTGTAATACATCAACTGCCAGTCTTATCAATAGTGCTGGTGGTCAAACATCTCCATTGGTATTATATCGAGGAACTCAATTTATAGTTAGATGTACTTTATATAATTCTGATTTGACTCCATTTATTCTTAATGTTGGTGATTCTTTTTATTTCGGTTTAAATGATAATTATTTAAGAACAAATGATGATTACTGTTATACTTTAAATACTGGATTTAATATCGCAGCAGATTGGGATGAAATTGATATATCAAACGGCAAAATCTCTTTTAGAATAAATACTGATACTTATGACTTAGCAATGAATATTGGATCTTATGAGGCTAAATATTACATTGGTGAAATATGGGCAATTTCATCTGGTTTACCAATTCTTCTTTGCCAGTTACCAATATTGATGAGAAACATTGCAGTAGAACCAGATACTAGTTCTAGTTCTTCATCAGGAGCATAAAATGTTAATTTCAACACCAACAGCACAAATTATAGAATTAATTTTAGATATATCTAATCAAAAATATATCGATTCTAGAGGGTTTAATATTGATCGAATTGAATTATATGTTAATTCTCAAGTTGTTTTTAGATTAACATGCTATGATGATTTTTCTAATTCAATTATTTCAAATATGAAAAATTTAAATCTACTGTGGGGATTTGATTCTACTTTTGTTGCTCATCATAATGATATCATTAATGTTTTAAATTTCAATGATTCAGATGATTGGGCAGATGTAGATCCAGAAAATGGAAAGATTTGTTGGAGAGTAGATACTTCAGATGCAAATATTATGAGTTATATCGGTCAAGAAAAATCAAAGATAGTATATTCTGATTTATGGATTCTTGGTGATGGTGATCCAGATGAGCCAGATGTTTTAATTAATGCTGATACTATTCTTCTTAAAAATATATCATCAAGATATTTAATTGCACCATAAACATAATTATGAAAAAAAGACCAATTTTAAATTTTTTAATAGAAACAACTAAACAAAACGTTGTTGATATTAATGGATTTAAAATTAATCCGTTGAATTTATATGCATTAAATAATTGTTTAGTTAGATTACAAATCCTTCAAAATGGAGAATATGTAGATCTAAGTTCTGAATATTATTTTTATTTCGGAATAGATGATAGTTTTAACTATGATCATAATGATTTAGTGTTTATAGATGATTTTAATGTAGATTCTGAATGGGATGATCTTAGTATTGGTAGAATATCATTTATATTAAATTTAAGAACCCAAGAAATATTAAATTTTATTGGACAATCAAAAAGTAAAAATGTCATTTGTGAATTATGGTCTAAAAGTTTAGAACCGAAATGTTTATTATATCAGCAGAATTGTAAATTATTTAACACTCTTTTAACAGGGTTTCCAAATTTATGTGGAATTGGAAACATGGAAATTGGGGGTTCTGGTATTTGTAAATTTAAAGTTTATTAAGGATTAATAATGACAGAAAAACTAAAATCAGAAGTTAAATTAACATTACAGACCGGTGATGTTCCTACAGAAACAAATTTTAGTGATTGGATAGATTCTGAGGTATTTGTTACTCCAGGAAAAGATGGATCTGTTGCAATAGGAAAAAACGCAATAGTAACTGGTAAAGAATCTTTACAGGTCGGAAATGGAACAAATTCAAAAGATAATTCTTTAAAGGTTGGTACTGGATTAATTTTTTTAGGATCAGAACCATTAAATCCAGAATCAGAACCAGATGGAAGTATATGGCTGGATTCTTTCGGAATAGTTAATATTAAATCAAATGGCAAGATAAAAAGAATTTAAAGGAAAAATAATATGAGCGTAACAGAACAACAATTTTATGATGGCATGTTAATACTTAGAAAAGATATTAAAAAAGATATTGATGATGCTATGTCTGTATATATTGCAAATCAAAATTCAATTTGTATGCTTCATAAAAAAACAGCAGATACATTATTATTAGCTATCAACGGAAATGGAAAAGCTGGATTAAAAGAAGAAGTAACTAAAATAAAAAGTACATTAAAAATATATAATTGGGTTGTTGGTGTTGCTGCAACTGTAATAGTTGGCGTGATAACAAAAAGTATAATAACATATTTTATAAAAGTATAATATGAAAAAAATAACAATTTTGTTTAGTATTTATTCAATTAGTTTATTATCTGTTTTTGGTGGTGTACAAGAGCAAGTTTTATATCAAGAAACAGATACTTTTAATTCAACTAGTAAAGTATTTTTTACTAATCCACAAAATACTTATGCAGGAACGATTGATATAGCCAATGGAGCAAAAACATCAACCTATTCCGAAGTCAGTGGATTTGCTACTTCAGCTACAACTTCAGCTTTTGCTACTAATGCTCAATCTACTGATACGGCTAGATATGCGACTTCGGCTACAACGGCGGCTTATGCGACTAATGCCTTATATGCTGGGACGGCTAATCAAGCTTTATTTTCGAATGGAGCTAATACGGCTAATTGGTCTGCTGTTTCTTCTTTGGCTAGTAATCTTGTAGGTGGAATACCTTCTTCCGTTACCTCTATATATACTCGGGCGCTTATAGATGATAGCGATCTTATAACTATTAGCAATCGCGTAATATATAATGCAGCAGGTAACAAGATAGCTGATCTGAATGCTTTTATCATATACAGTAACGGGGTTATATCAGCTGACTTCGACAAGAGATTGTTCTACAACTTCTCAGGTAACAAAGTCTTTGATTATAATCTCGGTAAGCTATATAATGCAGCAGGTACGGTTACTATAATTGACATATTGGAAGGTATGATTAGAACACCAGCTGGTGGACAATCAGTTGATTATAAGAACCGATTGCTCTACAGTTCCAGTGGAGATGCAAGTGTCAACTACAATACATTGAAGTTACTAGGTCCATGGTCTGTAGATACAACAGCTGATGAAGATGGTGAAATAGTAGATTATACGCTGTTGACCAATGTATACTATACTATTACAGATGAATATACCAATGCTATTGATCTTGCTATTCAGGCTTACTCCAATTACATGAATACAGTTACTAACGACTTCCAAGATCAAATATTGAACCAATCTAATAGAATCAATGGAGTGTCCAATTATGTGGTAAACATCACAAATGAATATGTCCGAACCAATCACACATTAACAATCAATGGAACTGTGGGTAACTTCGATAGTAATCTTAATTTTATAATAAGTGGTGGTGGTGCTACAGAATCTACTACGAATTACATTGATGCTGGTAATTTGGCTAATAGTAACCATACTATTGGAGTTAGTAATTTTGTCAATAACACAGCTTTAAATTGGACAAATAATACTTATATTAATCTATCATCTCGTTGGTTGATGTCTGGTGGACAGGCTGTTTTAAGATGGGGTTCCAGTACATTATATGATGCTGGTAATCACTTAACCTTGAATTGGGATGCACGGACGCTTGTTGGTGATGATGTAATAAGCGATGATCCTTGGGAAATAGATATTAGACCAATAGATGATTATGACATAGCTGATATTTATACTGTAACAACATCGGTTCATTCTTTGTCAAATTCACTTATACTAGCCCTTAATAGCTCAACTAACGCACTTCGTAATGAGTTGACCAATTACATCGATGCTGGTAACTTAGCTGGTAGTAACTATGTTGAATCAACTGCATTAGCTACAACCAATTATATCATTATAATTACAAATGATTTTCAAAACCAAATACTAGATCAAAGCAATCGAGTGAATGGTGTGTCCAATTATGTGGTTACTATAACTAACGATTTCCAAGATCAGATATTGAATCAATCTAACAGAATCGATGGAGTGTCAAATTATGTTATTTCGGTTACAAACACACTCGATAATAAAATCAACGGGGTAAGCAATTTTGTAATTCAATCAACAAACACTTTAAGGAATGAGTTAACCAATTCGTTTACTACGAAGACATTGGTTGTTACAAATATTACTATACTTGGCGAGGCTCATTTACCAGCACCTTTGATATTTGATGACCTAATTATAACAGGGACAATCTCGGCTGCTAATTTTATAGGTAATGGACTAGGTCTTACTAATGTTCCTTTATCATTGAGTGCCACAAACTACATAACTAATATTGTTTATCAAGGAGATTTATCTGGTTCTAATTATGTTCAATCTACTTCATTGGCTACAACTAATTATATTATTGGAATAACTAATGATTTCCAAAACCAAATCTTAAATCAAAGCAATAGAATTGATGGAGTATCTAATTTTGTTATAACTGCTACAAACACATTAAGAACAGAACTAACCAACTCAATTATTCAAGGAGATTTATCTGGTTCTAATTATGTAAATGCTGTTGCACTATTGATTAGTAATGCATTTATTGCTGCTGATGCTATTATTACTAATGCACTTCGTATATCTAATCCTGTTGGCGTTATGCAACCATGGGCAGGGACTAATGTACCACCTGAAGGATGGTTGATTTGTACAGGACAGCCCGTTGATCGAGTTACTTATACTAACCTTTTATTAGCGATAGGTACTACTTATGGGGCTGGTAATGGAACAACAACATTTAATTTACCAGATGCTCGTGGTAGAGTTTTAGTTGGACGAGGACCCGGAGCAATGTTTGATACTTTAGGTGAGACTGGTGGTGCAACAAATCATACTTTAACATTGGCTCAAATACCACAGCATGACCACGTGATCGGATACAAGTTAGGTGGTAATAATATCAATGGTAGTGGTGATTCATTGAGTATTAACTACGCTACTCGTGATGGGTATTTCTTACAGAATACAACATATTCCGGATCATCTGGCTCTCATAATAATGTTCAGCCATACATAACCATCAATTATATAATAAAATACTAAGGAGAACATGAGACTAATAACACTTATAATCGCTTTGTTTTTATCGTTTACATTAACAGAATCTTTTTCACAGACTTATGTTGGAGCTGCTAGTAATGCACCTTCAAGATATGTAGTTACTAATCAAGTACAAGATGTATCAATGATTAACTTAACTGTTGTAGGTAAACTTAATGGTACTCGTGAACTTCTTTCTTTTGGTAAGACTTCTGGCGGTCTAACTAACTTTTATTCCGGTGTTGCAGCGTTGACAACTACCACCAACCTATCTATTGCCATGATCCGTAATGGTAGTGTAATGGGTTTCTCGACAAGGGCTAATGTTACTGCTCATACTACTGGTGGGGATGTTTGGTGTGAAGTGTGGATTAATGATACAATAACATTAAGCAATAAGTTTACCACGACTGCTACCGGTGGATATACAACCTTTGCGACAACCAACCGTAATGTTTATCCTTTCGTTGCGGGGGATACATTAACAGTTTATCATCGTTATGTTGGTTTTGCTGGTACTATTGGTAACTGTTATGACACGATTGAGATAGTCAACGATGATTAAAAATGAAATAAGTAGGTACCATATATTTACTATGATACCTACTTATTTCGGTCTAAAATATAACTTATACAATAGTAATAGTAATATGTTTAAATAACCACAGAACAATTTGAACCACAACAACATATTCAATTAAATCCCATAAAGTAAATCTTTTTTCATTCATTTTTATTCCTTTCTAATTCCATTTCTTCAAGAATTGTTAATTTTTTCTTTTTTGTTGGTTGTTTATTTTTTGTTTTTGCAATATCTAATTTGATTCCAATTAATTCTGAATTAAGATTTTCTATTTCAGAATTTAAACTTTCAAATCCTAGCTGTTTTATTTTTTCAATATCTAATTTGATTCCAATTAATTCTGAATTAAGATTTTCTATTTTAGAATTTAAACTTTTAAAATAATTATTAATATTAGTAATTTCTTTATTGATATTATTTGTTAGAGTTGTAATTTCTTTATTGATATTATTTGTTAGAGTACTAATATCATCATAAATTACAGATACAGTTTCATAATCAATTAAAGATTCACTTTGATCAAACGTTTTTTGTTTATTGATAATCATTGTTTGTTTCCTTCTTCTAGTTGAATATCATTCTTTTTTTTAATAAGTATTTTATAATACTCTCTAAACCATTTGTTTAATTTCTCTCTATTCTTCTGTCTATATCTTTCTTGATATTCCTTTCTTCTTTGTTTCTGTTCTTCTGTCATATTTTTTTGATAATTTTTATGATAATCTTTATGGTTTTCTCTCCATTTTTTCTGATATTCTTTTTCTTTAATTATATTTTCTGGATTACTTCTCCATTTTAACCACATCTCATGATCTCTTGCCTTTTTTTCTTCTGGTGTCATTTTAGTTTTCATTTTTTAACCTTATATTTTTTGAAATTACATCAACAAAATCTTGCTGTAATTGTTTTGTTTTATTAAGAATTTTGGATTCTATTATTTTTCGTTTATGTTCTTCTGTCATCGGTGGTTTTTTACAACCCTTTATTGCTTCATAACATTGCGGTGTTAATTGTTTTCCTTTCATAGCTAATGATATTTTTTTCTTTTGACTCATTGATAATGGTTTTGATATAATTTCTACTGTTCTTCTTCCGCCAAATTTTAAATTATATCCAAATTCAGAATTAAGAGTATTATATTTGGCAATATATTGTGTTTCTTTTTCTCTTAGTTCTTTTTTTGTACACACTTCTAATATTTCAAGTTCAAAACATTCTTTCATGTATTCATTATAATCTGCTTGAAGATTGTTGTTGTAATGGAGATTGTGCTTTAAAGAATTCATGTGTGCTGCATAACGATAAAGAATATCAACAGAACAACCAATATATCTTTTATCATTGATTTTATTATGTATTGAATATATGCCGATTGTTTTTATTCTCATTTTTTTAATCCTTTTAAAAGAAGGGATCTATATTATTTCTAATATAGATCCCAAAATTTAATTACTTATTTTTTATAATTTTTGATACTCTGTTAAATCTAATTTGATTAAAAAATTTCAAAGTATCTTTTTTGATTTTTGTTTCTTTTCCTTTAATTATATCTGATACTAATTTGTAATCTTTCATCTTGACTCTCCTCTTAATAATTTTTTTAACTTAACTTCTGATACTCGTTTCCAACTTTCGATTCTTTGATAGTCTTCTGGCGTTAATGTTTTCTTCAGGCTGTTCATTTTTTCTCCTCTTCTGTTTTTTGAGATTTACTTGAGTCATTCAAGTATATCTCTTCCTTTTTAATTTATTCATATTTATTTTGATATCGTGTACTTTTAATTTTTAAAAATTGATTGGTTTCTTTTGAAAATACCGTGTAGACTTTTTGTATGTAGTAACGGTACCTATTTTAAATCGAGTTATTGGTGGTGTACTAGTGTACTGTTTTTGCGTTTCTTTTATGATTCAATTTAAATTCAATCAATGTCTATTTCGCATTGAAATCATGATTTGATTGAATTTGTTTTGTTACAAAAGAAATGTATTTTTTATTTTCAATATTGTAATTTAAAGAAGAAAAAAAACAGCATAGACTTTTTGTATGTAGTAACGGTACCTTTGTCATTTTTTTCTTTTTTATTGATTTTTGAAAAAAAGGACTTGTAATAAAGAAATTGATTTGTTTTTTTGCATAATTGAATTAATAAGTGGTTTTTTTTAATGGTATGACTCCCCGGCACCATATGAATAAAAATAAATCGGATGAACCACGATGGTTCTTGGGCTCGCAATCGAGGAAAGAATGAAACGTAAGGACATAAGTAATACTATTACTATTAGACTATTATTATATAATTATTAAGGGAAAAAACGACTTTAAGAATTGAAATTAGAGGATTTTATGTTCTTTTTTGTTTTGATATAATTTTAACAGTTCAGTATTAAATTGATTAATACTTAAACTTTAAACAATTAAATTCAATAAAGAGATAAGAAATTTTTTCAATCATTATTGATTAATACTTAAACTTTAAACAATTAAATTCAATAAAGAGATAAGAAATTATTCAGTTATAAAAGCATACTATTTTACCACATTCTTCCTTTTACAAGTAACGTTCGGGTTCGGGGATCCGAACCCAAGCCGTCACTTGGAGCCGCTTCGCACTAATATATCATTATATTCAATAAAGAGATAAGAATTTTTTTCAATCATTATTGATTAATACTTAAACTTTAAACAATTAAATTCAATAAAGAGATAAGAAATTTTTTCAATCATTATTGATTAATACTTAAACTTTAAACAATTAAATTCAATAAAGAGATAAGAAATTTTTTCGCATTTAAAGATCATTACTGATAAGATATTTCAATTAGAGAAGAAGAGCAGTATACGCCTCGCATCTAACTTTAAAGATCATTACTGATAAGATATTTCAATTAGAGAAGAAGAGCAGTATACGCCTCGC